CTACTATCCTGGGCAATATTAAGCAAGAATCTATGTTCGTGCCTAATATTTGTGAAGGTGGTAGTAGGACTCAGTACCATCACTGCGGTCGTGGTTATGGTCTGATCCAATGGACATCTGCCGATCGTTATTATGGATTGGGTGATTTTGCTAAGAGATTTGGTGGAAATCCATCATCTCTTCAAACGCAACTTGGTTATCTAACGACTGAGGTTCAGTGGAAACGAATTGCTGATAGGATGAAAACTCCTGGAAAATCTATCAATCGTTACATGGACTATGCGTATAGTTGGATTGGTTGGGGCATTCATGGTGCTCGCACATCATATGCTCATGAATATGCTAACCGACTGATCACGGTAGAAGTTTGACACAATAGAATAATATGGGGGGTCAATATAAATCCCCCCTCTTAAACAAATTTTAATTGACATAATACAAAAGTTGATTTATGATGTTGGTCATCTTAAGATTTGCTTAAGACGAATAAATAACGAAGATTTGCTTTGTTGTAAATCTTCACAATGTCGTTTAGTACACAAAAAACATTTTTATGAAAATCAAACAACTGATGTTTGCACCTGTTGCTCTTGGTATGGTTGCTCCTGCTTTTGCGAATGCCGCAGATCTTAATATGGCAGCAGTCAATCAATATTCCAGTTCAGAACAAGTCTCAAGTATCACTCAATTGTCTGATGTAAAGCCTACTGATTGGGCATATCAGGCACTCAGCAATCTTGTCGAACGTTACGGTTGCGTTGCTGGTTATGAAAACGGAACTTACCTTGGTGGTAAGGCAATGACCCGGTTTGAGGCAGCAGCACTTCTGAATGCTTGTCTGGATCGTGTAACTGAAGTTACCGATGAACTCAGTCGTCTTTCGAAAGAGTTTGCTGATGAACTACTTGTCATTCGTGGTCGTGTTGCCAAACTAGAAACACAGGTTGGTCAACTTCAGGCAACTCAGTTTTCTACTACTACCAAACTCAAAGGTGAAGCAACCTTTGTTCTTGGTGGTGTAGAAGGTGCTCGTCTTGCTAATGGAACCAATGTTGGAAATACTGCATTCAACTATGATGTTCGTCTAAACTTTGACACTTCCTTCACTGGTAAGGATTTGCTGAAGACTCGTCTGCGTTCTGGCAACTTCTCTTCACAACCTTTTGGTTCTTCTTCTTCTCTGTTCAAACTGGACAAGGCAGAAAGTCTTGCAAATGCAGTGCAACTTGACCGTCTTTACTACAGTTTCCCCGCACTTGCTAAAGGTGTGACTCTGACTGCCGGTGCTCTGGTTCGTAACACTGAGATGGCATGGACTCCTAGTGCTTACAAGTCTGATATTCTGGACTTCTTTGCTGTTGCTGGTGCTCCTGGTGTCTATAACAAGGCAACTGGTTCTGGTTTTGGTATTCAGTATGCTCAACCTGGTAAGAAGGGTGGTATTGTTGCTGGTCTGAACTATGTTGCTCAGAATGGTAATGATAGTTCCAAGGGTCAATTTGATGAGACTGGTGCTCTGAACACTCTTGCTCAGATTGGTTATCGTGCTCCTCAGTATGGTATTGCATTTGGTTATCGTTATGGAACCGAAGGCACTCGTGTTCGTACCTTCAATGCTATTAACGGTGGTTCTGGTGCTCTTGCTTCTGGTCAATCTTCCAACAGCTATGCTATCAATGCTTACTGGCAACCTAAGAAGTCTGGTATTGTACCTTCAATCTCAGGTGCTTATGGTTGGAATGATGTTAGCCTGAATTCTCTTGGTAAGACAACTCCTACTGGTGCTACCAACTCCCAGACCTGGTTTGCTGGTCTTCAGTGGAGTGATGTGTTTGCTAAGGGAAATGCTGCTGGTTTTGCCATCGGTGCTCCTGGTAATGCTGCTTCACTTACTGATAGTCAGAAGGCTCTGATGTGGGAAGCTTTCTATCGTTACAAAGTCAGCGATAACATTAGCATCACTCCTGCTGTGTTTTATGTTTCCAACAATCAAGGACTCAAGAATGCTTCAGATAACTATGGTGGTGTGATTCAGACGACTTTTAGGTTTTGATAAGTACTCATAAGATGATTGGAACCACCCCTTTCTGGGGTGGTTTTTTTTAACTAGTATAAATAAGTAAAATATTTTGAAATTTATTTATAGGATTGGAATATGGAAAATATAAAAATTAGATGTCGTTCTTGTGGAAAAGAATTGGAGGGGCATCCAATAAAAACTATAACTTGTGGTTGTCCAAATATGGCAACTATTCGTGGTGGAGTCATTACAGCATTAGATTTATCTAATATAGTAATGCTGAATTTTTTTCACACCAAAGAAAAAAATAATGTATTGACAAATGAAGACATTGCTTGGCAAGAAGCACGTCGTCAAAGGAAAGTAGGACGATTGGATTTTGAAGTTCGTTGATATAAGTTTTGTAAAGTACTTTACATTTTTTTAATGTCTGTTTGGTAATCAACACAAACTTGACAACCATAATGTGCTGATTATTATAACTAATAATATTCAACTTAAAACCCTATGGATCAGCACACCTATGATAATTGGGTGAAGATTAAGGCAACTTTTGAATCTTCTGGCAATACTGACAATATGTTCTACAAGAGGGCAGTTGAAATTGTAAAGACCAGAAGAGACCCTCTGGCAAAGTTTCTTGGTGATGAAAAATGATGTATGAGCAAGAAGAGTTTATTACACGCACAGAAGTTCAGGAGATGATCGATGCTTCTATACGAAGACACAACCGTAATGCTTCTATCATTAGTATGTGCGTCGGTTGGGTGGTTCTTGCTCTATTTGCTGAGGGACTTTTAAGGTTGATTGGTGTTATTCCACCATTACTTCCATTTCTTAAAATTACTCTAAACTAATCTTTTTATATGGAAAAAGAAAATATGAGTAGCACAATATTTTCAGCAATGATTATTTTTGGTATAATCGGACTATTCATTGTTTGGGCACTCAATCACGCATATCCACAATGATTTTTCATATTGTAGAAGCACTTGCAGATAGTCCAATATGGTTAGGACTTTGTGGAGCAGGTTTGACTATTGCTCCGATTATTGGTATAATGATAATTCACAGATCACCTAAAAAGTAATATTTTTTTCATGAAAATAGCATTAATCACTGGCATTACTGGGCAGGATGGTTCTTATCTTGCTGAATTACTTTTAGGAAAAGGATATGAAGTTCATGGTATTATTAGGAGGTCTTCTCTTATTAATACTTATAGAATTGATCATATTTACAATCACATTAAATTGCATTATGGAGACCTCACAGACTCAACAAATCTTGTAAGGGTGATTCAGCAAGTTCAACCAGATGAGATTTATAATCTAGGTGCTCAGAGTCATGTGAAGGTTTCTTTTGAGATGCCTGAATATACAGGACAAACAGATGCATTGGGGACTCTTCGTATTCTTGAAGCAGTTCGTTTGCTTGGGATGGAGGATAAAGTTCGTATCTATCAAGCATCTACATCTGAGATGTTTGGATTGGTTCAAGAAATACCACAAAAAGAAACAACACCATTCTATCCTCGTTCTCCCTATGGGTGTGCTAAAGTTTATGGGTATTGGATTACTAAAAATTATCGTGAAGCATATGGAATGTATGCTTGCACGGGGATTCTTTTTAATCATGAATCTCCTCGCAGGGGTGAGACATTTGTTACAAGAAAAGTTGTAAGAGCATTATCTAAAATTTCTGTCGGACTTCAAGATTGTTTATATCTTGGTAATTTAAATGCTAAAAGAGATTGGGGACATGCAAAAGATTTTGTGGAAGCAATGTGGTTAATGCTTCAGCAAGATAACCCTGATGATTATGTAATTGCAACAGGGAAACAATATTCAGTTAAAGAATTTGTAAATGCTGCCGGTCCTTATTTTGGTCTTCATATTGAATGGAAAGGTGAGGGGTTGGATGAAGTTGGAGTTGAAAAGTTTAGTGGAAAACCAATCATTCGTGTTGATTCTAAATATTTTAGACCGACTGAAGTAGAGACTTTATTGGGTGATGCTACAAAAGCAAAGGAAAAATTAGGTTGGGAACCTCAAATTTCATTTGAGCAATTAGTTGAGGATATGTGTATTCATGGACAATAATTCTAAAATATTGGTTGCTGGTGCCAACGGAATGGTTGGATCGGCAATTGTTAGAAATCTTGAAAGTAAAGGTTATACTAACATCATCAAAGGAACTCGTGATGATGTAGATTTCACGAATCAAGATGAAACCGAAAGGTATTTTTGCTCAGAAGAACCTGAATACGTGTTTGTTGCTGCTGCTAAAGTTGGCGGTATTATGGCAAACAACAACTATAAGGCAGACTTTCTGACTGAGAATATCCAAATACAAACTAATCTTATTCAGCAGTCTTATAACTTTGGTGTAAAGAAACTGTTGTTTCTTGGTTCATCTTGCATTTATCCTAAGTTTGCAACTCAACCAATTGCAGAAGACCAATTGATGACTGGTCCTCTGGAACCGACGAATGATTCCTATTCAATTGCCAAGATTGCTGGTATTATGATGTGTCAAGCATACCGTCAACAGCACGGTTTTAATGCTATCTCTCTGATGCCTACCAATCTTTATGGACCTAATGACAATTTCAATCTGGAAACTTCACACGTTCTTCCTGCAATGATTGCTAAGTTTCATAAGGCAAAGGAAGATGGGTATGTAATTGATTATGGTGGTCCTTGGTATGGACCATCCGTAAAACTCTGGGGTGATGGTTCTGCAATGAGAGAGTTTCTGCACGTTGATGATTTAGCAGAGGCATGTTATGTCTGTATGCAGAGTTATGATGAATTAGAGCATATTAATGTTGGTACTGGTGAAGATGTTAGAATATGGGAACTTGCAAATATTATTTCGGATGTAGTTGGTTTTCCTGGAGAGATTTCTTGGGACTTCACTAAACCAAATGGAACTCCACGTAAAGTTCTTAATGTGGATAAGATTAAATCACTTGGATGGAAACCTAAGATTGGTCTTCGTGATGGTATTGAAAAAACTTACGAATGGTATAAAAATTATGCACAATCATAATTTTCCAACGATTTATTGTGCGAGTCTAAAAGAAAGCAAAGATCGTCAAGAAAATATAAAAAGACAATTTTTAGAAAATAATATTCAATCATTTCAATTTCTTTTATCAGATAGATTTGAAAATACAAATGATATAATTGAAGGTTCTAAAGTATTTTATATTGATGATGGAACAAAGGGAGCAATAACTTCACATCTTAGAATGATAAATTATTGGTATAATAATACTAATGAACCTTATGGTTTCTTTTGTGAAGATGATCTGAGTTTAGAAACTATTCAATATTGGAATTTTACTTGGGAAGAATTTATTGAAAATCTACCAAAAGATTGGGATTCGATTCAATTAATGTGTGCAAGTGAAAATTCTGATGATATTAGATTGAGAAGAAGAACTTGGGATGATTTTTCTGTTGGTGCTTATATTGTCACAAGAAAGTTTGCAAAAGTTTTAATTGATTCTTTCATAAAAGAAGATAAATTTCTTTTGGAATTTCCAAATAATAATGATTGGGTTCCTTTAGCAGAGCATTTAATTTATTACTCACCAAAAAGTGTTGTAGATAGTCAAAACTTGCAATATAATGTTTATGTTCTTCCTTTATTCGTAGAAGAAATAAAATTTACTACTACTTTTTTTGAAAGAAAATCAAAATATTGGGGAGAAGATACTGGACTATATAAAGAAACACATAAAGGTCATCATATTGATTCTTATCATAAAGTTTTAAATTGGTGGAAAAATGTGGGAAAAAATTTATCTTTGAATGAAATATTAAATAAATGAAATTTTTAACATTCTTGAATAGTGGATGCATAAACATTTGCAAAAATATGTTAATTTCTGCAGAAAGAGTAGGAATTGATGTAAATGATTTTTATATTGCTTGTTTAGATAGTAATGCATATGAAAATCTAAATGAATATAAAAATGCTTTTCTTTATGTTGATCAACCAGTAGTTGAATATCAAAATTGGACTTTTGATGAAAATAGTGGGTTTAGAAATATTGTAAAAAATAAATGGAGCATTATTCAAAAAATTTATCAAGAACATAAAAATTTATGTTGGGTTGATACTGATATTGTATTTGTTGAAAATCCAATTGAATATATTTCAGGACACGAGGAAGTTCTTTTTCAGGGGGATTCTCCTGGGTCTACTTTGTGTTCTGGATTTATGGTTTTCAATGAAAGTAAAGAATGTAAACAGATGATAAACGATTGTGCTTCTTCTGAGGGGCAGGACGATCAATTAATTATTAATGATGTAGCAATTAATAAATATCCAGAAAATATTGCTATCCTAAATCGTGACTTGTTTCCAAATGGGTATGCATATTATACTGAAGGAAAAAAAGAAAATGCACTCATAGTTCATAATAATTGGATGGTTGGTGTAGATACTAAAATTGAAAAGTTTAAGGAGGAAAATTTATGGTACTTATGAAAAATGATGCATTAAGACCTGCATCAATATCTCCCACATATCCTCCTTATCATACTGGAGAATATCTTGAAGAATATTTCTTTAAGAGGTGGAACAAAGAAAATATTCAATCAAATAGAGAATATATTGATGTCTTCTGGACGAATAATTTTTGCAATTCAATGTTTGCAGGTCAACAGTATGAAAATATTCAAGAAGAGTTAGATGATGCATTAGATTCGGATGGAAAATATTTTACAGTATCTCAATTTGACGATGGGCCTTTTGAAAAATTTCCAAAAGATACTTTAATTTTTTCTGCTGGTGGGAATCGTGAAGGAGATAATATTATCCCAATTCCTTTGATTTGTAGTCCAATTCCAAAAGAATGGATTCCAAATAAAGAAAAAACCATTTTTGCTTCTTTTGTTGGTTCTAGAAATACGCATCCCATTCGTATGGATATGTGTAATCATTTATCAGGAAAGGATGGGTATAAAATTTCTGCTGGAAATTGGTCTACTGAAGTCCCTATAGACAACTTTAAACGGTTTCTAGACATAACCTGCTCTAGTAAATTTGGACTTGCTCCAAGGGGATATGGAAAGAGTAGTTTCAGATTATATGAAATTCTTCAATTGGGTACTGTTCCTGTTTACATTTCTAACGAACACTATATTCCTTGGATGGATGAATTAGATTGGAATGATTTTTGTGTTCCTGTAAATGAAGATGAAATTGAAGACATTGATACTATATTAAAATCAATAGATGATGTAGAGTACAATAGACTTCTTGAGAATGGTAGAAAGGTTTATCAGGAGCATTTTTCTCTTGAAGGGGTATTTAAAAATATTATAAAAAGATTATGAATATAGCATTATTATCTGATTATTCCATAGAAGAATATAAAAAATGTGGAAAAGAAAAATATTGGTCAACACCTAGAGGAATATATGATGCTTTTCTAAAAGACGAAAGAATATCTGAAATAAGATGGTATCCATTACCTAGAGGGAATGAGTTTGGATTTATTGAATTGAAAAAACAATATGATGATGGGGAATTTGTTCCTGATATTATTTTTTATATGTCTTGTGGACCTGCTAATGCGGATAAATTTTTTAATAAAGAAAATTTCCCAAAAAGTAAATTGGTTGTGGAATGTGGAGATGAACCTCAAACTTTTTCTTACAATGTAGAGAGAACTAAAAATGCGGATTTAATACTTACTCCCGATGTTGAGTGTTATTTGCATTATAAATCAATCGGTTATGACGTAATATTTACTTCACATTGGACTGATATGAATATTTTTTATTCATCTTTTACCACATATGAACCATTTGATGTTGTAACTTCTATGTATGGTGAAAGGGGTGAAGTTGTTAGTTATCTCCAAGAAAATCTTGGATCTTCTTTTTATCTTAAAAATAATTTAAAAGATATTGAAAATGGAGATCTTTATAGAAATGGAAAAATAGTTTTCCAAAAAGCAAGAGCTGGTGAAGTCACTCGACGTATTTTTGAAGGAATGTCTTGTAAAAAAATGGTAATAACAGATAGACTTGATAAAAATAAACAACTTGAAAATATTTTTGTTGAGAATGAAGAAATTATATTTTATTCTTCCAAAGAGGAAGCACTTGAAAAGATACAATTTTATTTAAATAATGATGATGAAAGAAATCGTATAGCAGAAAATGGATATAAAAAAGTAATAGATTGCTTTACTACAAAAAATATTGTAGAATATGTTTTAACCGGAAAAGATGAATGAAAAAAATACTATTAGTTTTTGCTGACTATAATGACAATCGGCAAGAGTTTTTTGATAAGTATATGTCTCCAAGAAATCAAGAATATGCAGACAAGCATGGATTTGAGTATCTTGAGTTAAAAGAAAATTTATACAAGTATCGTGGAAGTTATACCTGGTTAAAATTTACTGTTCTTGAGCAAATGCTTGATGAAGGATACATCAAAGATGGGGATATTATAACACACCTTGATGCTGATATGTGCGTTGCAAAAATAGATATTCCATATGAGACAACAAAATCCTTTTCATATTCTATTGATTCTGGAAATACCCATTGTATGGGATCTTTTTCTATTAAAATTAATGAATGGTCTAGACAATTAATTTCAAATGTTCTTTCTGAAGATAGATATAGATCACTTAATGATGCTGTTACCAAACATGAAAGATTTGGATATGTAAATAGTTTTTGGCACGAGTTTAGAGAGCAGGCATCTTGGTATTCTTTAGCAGGAATTAAAAGACATTCTGATGAACCATTTTGGAATTTACCTGATTTTGGATGGCATTCATCAAAAGATGAATGGACGGTTTATTCTTTAGAAGAACTTTATGAACACGTTGAAGTTCTTCCAACTGCTTGGAATGTTACTGAACTTGAGGGGGAATCCTCTTGTGAATTTTTAATAAATAAGGTGTCAAAAGGAGATGTAATTATTCGTCATTTTGCTGGTGGACAACAATGGAGAAAGGAGTGGTTTGAACAATGAAAAAGTATTTTTTGGATTGTGGAACGAATTTAGCACAAGGTTTGATAAAATTTATAGATGATGGAATTATAGATAGTACTTTTGAAATTCATTGTTTTGAACCAAATCCTTATGCAATTGAATTTTCAAAAAACAGATTGTTGAATAGTAAGTATAAAAATCATTCTATTATTTTTAATGAGGTTGCTTTATGGACTGAAGAATGTAGTAAAGTTTTAACATTGGAATCATTTGATGGTGAATATTTTTGCCAACAAACAGGTAATCTTTTGGGATATGATTTAAAATCTGGTGGTGCAACTAATATTATGGGTGATGAATGGAGCAAACCTGGATGGATTGAGGATAACTGGATTGATAAAAGTTTGGAAGTTAAATGTATTGATTTTTCAGAATATTTAAAAAAAACTGTCAATGAAAATGATTATGTCATATGTAAAATGGACATTGAAGGTGCCGAATATGATGTTCTTGGTAAACTTATAGATGATGATAGTATAGATCTAATTGATGAAATTTATATTGAATGGCACAATCATTTATTGAAGACGAATTATGATACGCAAGCATTTATTGATGAAATGAAACGTAGAAATATAAAAGTTGAGAGTTGGATTTAATCATGAAAACTTTCATTTGTCATTGGAAAAAGTTAAAAAAAAGAAAAGAAGTTCTTTTAGAAGTTTTAAAAGAAGAAAAAATAGATGAATATGAATTTGTAACAGATTATGATGTTGATGATTGGAATATAGATGAAATTAAAAAAGAATTTCCAAAAATTTTTGAATTAAATCCAAAAGGAAGAAAGTTAAAATATTCTGAAATTTCTTTATCTTTAAAGCATATTAAAATAATTAATGAAGTCGCAGAAAAATACGATTATGCTTTAGTTTTGGAAGATGATGTAATTCTGTGTGATAATTTTCAAGAAGAATTTTTAAAGACTTTTCAACAACTTCCAGAAAATTGGGATTTGGGGTGGGCTGGAACTTGTTGCAATCTACATTCTTATCCACCTAAAGGAATGAGAATATCTAAAACAAATGGTTCTAGATGCACTCATGCTTATATTATAAACAATAAATGTGCAAAAAAAATTTTAGATGAATTGAAATATTGTAATGATGGAGCAGATTTTTATTATAATTATTTGATTGAAAAATATCAGTTGAATAATTATTGGTTTGAACCTCCATTGGCAATACAAAATCCTGACTTTGATACAACAATACAAAATTAAAATGAATATATCTTTTTTAGATTTTTGGCAATACCCAAAAGCATTTAATCCAAATAATAATTTTTTTATTCATGTTATTCGTGAATTATTTGAAGAAGTTCAAGTTGTTCATCCAGAAGACGCAGATGTAATATTTTTTAGTTCTTTTGGCACTGAAAATAGAATGTATAAAAATTGTAAAAAAGTTTTTTATACGGGAGAAAATCAAAGACCAAATTTTAAAAAATGTGACTATTCTTTGACATTTGATTATGATAGTTATGATGGAAAAAATTTTCGTCTTCCTCTTTGGTATCTTTACATTGATTGGTTTGGGGTAATGACGTATGATAATCCAGACTGGTTAATTCCTGAATCTTATCTTTATGATGAAAATGAATTTACAAAAAAAGAAAAGAATAAATTTTGTTCTATTGTTTTTGGTTCACCAATAGATAGTAGATTGCAAGCAATTGATAGTATATCTAAATATAAACTAGTAGATGTTTTTGGAAAAGTAAACAAAAAATATTTTTTACCAGACGGTGAAAAATATAAATTAGATTTAATATCTAATTATAAATTTTCACTTTGTTACGAAAATTCGATTCATTCTGGATATCATACAGAAAAATTTTTACACGGAAAAATTGCAGGAAATATTCCAATTTATTATGGGAGTGATACCGTAAGTATTGATTTTAATGAACATTGTTGTATTAATGCTAGTAATATGAGTTTGGAACAATTAAATGAAAAAATTAAACAAATAGATAGTGATGATAAATTATATCAAGAAATTTTAAATCAACCTTTATTTACAGAAAAGATAAATCTTGATATAATAAAAGAATCTTTTTATTGTATTTTAAAATAAATTACTAAAAAATTATGAATTATCAAAGACAACCTGATTTGCCTTATCCACAACCTTGGGAATGGATTAAAGATAATATAGAATTTTCTGATGATGAATGTTTATATGTTGATGTTGGGGCAAATGATGGTTTGATTGTTTCCAATACAGCATATTTTGATCTTGACCTTAATTGGAAGGGAATATGTATAGAACCACATCCTAGAGCATTTTCTGAATTAATAAAAAATAGAACTAATTCTATTAATTTAAATATTTGTATTTCTGATGAAGAAGGTGAAGTTGATTTTTGTGCTGTGAGTGGATATGCAGAAATGCTTTCTGGGATAGAAAAATGTTACCATCCAGACCATAAAAAAAGGATAAAATCAGAGATTGAAAAATATGGTGGCAATAAAGAAATTGTAAAAATAATTTCAAAACCATTACGACAAGTTTTATCTGAAAATGAAGTAAAAAAAGTTGATTATCTTTCAATAGACACTGAAGGATCAGAATTGCAAATTCTCAAAAGTATTGATTTTGATGCTGTAGATATTAGAGTAATTTCCACTGAAAATTCTTCTAAATCTGATATAAAAATATTTTTAGAAAGTAAAGGATTTGTTTTTGCTGATATGGTATGTTGTGATGAAATTTATTATAAAAAATAAATTATGAAAATAGCAGTTTGTTTTTCGGGAAAAACTAGAAATTTTGAAGATACTTATCCTTATTTTAAAAAAAATTTATTTGATAAATTTGATACTGATGTATTTGTATTTTCATCTCCCAATAAACATGGATATGATTATAATATAAACAAAATTAAAGAATTGTATGATCCTAAAAAAATTATTTTAAATGATGATAATTTTTATAAAAATATATCTAAGGAATATAATTTTAAAGACCCATTAATACAAATGTGGTATAATATTTTTCATGCCGATAAACTAAGAAGGGATTATGAAATTAAAAATGATTTAAAATATAATTATGTTTTTAGAATGAGATTTGATTTCTTTTTTATTAAAACTTTAAATGAAGTTTCAATAAAATTAAATGAAATAGATGATAACACTGTTGCAATTCCATATAGGTGGAATTTTTCGGAAGTTCATCCTATGGCAAAAACTGACATGTTTTCTATAGGTACTTCAACATCTATGACAAAATATTGTAATTTATTTGAATGTATAAATGATTATATTTTTTCTTTGCCAAAAAATAGTAATGGAACCCCTCATCCAGAATCTTTACTTGGAGTTTATTTAAATTCAATTGGATTGAATGTGATTCCAACCGAATCACCATATGAATTTGAGTATCCTAATGAAATAGATATTGGATCTAAAGAACTTTCGTTTATATCAAATTATAGAAAATCTGCATTTGATTAACTATTGTTATTGTGATATAATACCTGTAGTAGTTTTTTTTTTTATGACTGAAAGATCATACTCTAACGATCCAACAAATGTAATAACGGAGTATCAATTCTGTCCGAATGATTGTCCTTCTCAAGTATTTGATTTGCCAAATAAAAATGAAATATCAATAGTGGTTGTTGGTGCTCATGATGGTGTTAATGGAGAACAATATGGATTGATGCCATTTCTTGATAATATTGATAATTTTAAAATCTATCTAATAGAACCAATAAAGTCATGGTTTGATCAGTTGTACGAAGTTTATGGAAAATTTGGAGAACGTGTAGTATATTTAAATTATGCAATTACTGAAAAAACTTCAAAAATAAAAATGATAGATCAGGGAGTCATGTCTAAAATTGGTGATGGGAATTTGGTAGTTGAATCAAAATCTTGGAATGATTTTATATGTGAAAATAAAATTAATTCTATAGATATTTTGCTTTTAGATTGTGAGGGGTATGAATTTAATATCTTGAAGCAAATTAATTATGAAAAAAATCCACCAAAAAATATTAGATATGAATATGTACATTCCCAAGATAAAGAGGAGATGGATTTGTTCTTAAAAAAAATGGGTTATGATATAACCTTAGATGATACTGACCCGACATATAATAAAGTTGCTAAAAGAGTATGAAGATAAAAGTTTTTGTAGTAACCTATAATAATTTTGAGTATTTAAAAAATAATATAGTATCTATTTTAAACTCTGATTTAGTTAATTATAATTATTCAATAAATGTTATTGATAATTATTGCCAGGGAAATAAAGTAAAAAACTTTTGTTATGAAAATAATATAAATTTATTTGAAAATAAGTTAAGACCTTCTTTTTCTACAGGGCATCTATCCAGAAGTTGGAATCAATGTATTATTAATGGATTTAAAGATTTAAATAATCCCGATTGTGATATTCTTGTTTTGTGTCAAGATGATAATTTATTTTTATCTGAATGGTGCAATGAATTGATTGGTCATCATGATACTTATGAATTTATTTCTATGGGTGGTGGTGATCAATTCCATTCATATAAACCAGAACATATTAAAAAAGTAGGTTTATGGGACGAAAGATTTTGTAATATAGGTTATCAAGAATATGATTACTTTATTAGATCTTATATTTACAATAAAGAATATTCTTCTATTAATGATCGAAAACACAAAAGATTATATAATACTATTGGAGATAAATTTATAAGTCATGATGACCATTTGATTGGTGGTATGAGAAGTGATCCAAGACATTTAAATAGTACAAAATATCATAATATATCACATCAAATTTTAATTCAAAAATGGGGAAGTGAAATTTGGAATATTGACTACTTAAACACTTTATGTGTAAGTAAAATACCAAATTATGTATATTATCCTTATTTTGAAAAGGACATATATAATTTGAAAGAAAAAAATTATTTGATTTAATTTTTTTATTTATTTTTATTTTTTAAATGAACAGTTTAGTTATCTTTGATTTGGATGGTGTCCTAATCGACAGTAAAGATTATCATTATGAAGCATTAAATCAAGCACTTGGAAATGAGTATGCTATCGGTAGAGAAGAACATGTAAGCATTTATGATGGTCTTCCCACAAAAGCAAAATTAGAACTTTTAACCAAGAATAAAGGTCTTCCCGTAGATCTTTATGATAAAATTTGGAGAGAAAAGCAAGAAGCAACTCTCAAAATCTTTAATGACTGCGTTGCAAAAGATTATGAGTTGATGGGATATTTCCAACAACTTGTAGATGCTGGATATAAGATTGCTGTTGCATCTAACAGTATTCGTAATACTGTAAAGATTATTCTCTTACGTCTTGGGCTTCTGGAATTTATTGATATGTACGTCTCCAATGAAGACGTTGTTCGCAATAAACCATTCCCAGCAATGTATTGGAAGTGTATGACTGCTTTAGGTGCTCTTCCAGCAGACACTGTAATTGTTGAGGACAGTCATATTGGTAGACAGGGAGCATTGGATAGTAAAGCGCACCTTGTTCCAGTGGAGAATAGAAAAGATTTAAATCAAGAAAAGATTAATAGGATTAAAAAGATTCTTAATGGCAAAAAACAAAAGGTTGCATGGGAGAGCAAAACTATGAATGTTCTGATCCCTATGGCAGGTGCTGGCAGTAGATTTGCTAGCCAGGGATACACCTTCCCCAAACCTCTGATTGAAGTTAGAGGTAAACCAATGATCCAAGTAGTGGTTGAGAATCTAAACATTAAAGCAAACTATACTTTTATTGTTCAAAAGGAACACTATGAAAAGTATAATTTAAATTATCTTCTTCCACTGATTGCTCCTAATTGCAACATTGTTCAAGTAGATGGCATTACTGAAGGTGCTGCTTGTACTACTCTCTTAGCTAAACAGTTTATTGATAATGATGAACCTCTTGTAATGGCAAACTCAGATCAGTTTGTTGTTTGGGATTCAAATGAAACTCTTTATGCTTTTCAGAATGGAGAATGTGATGGAGGTATCCTGACATTCCCTGCAACTCATCCCAAGTGGTCCTATGCTAAACTTGGTGAAGATGGATATGTTGAAGAGGTTGCTGAGAAGAAGCCAATTTCAGAACATGCAACTGTTGGAATTTATTATTGGAAGAAAGGTTCTGACTATGTTAAGTATGCAGAACAAATGATTAAAAAAGATATTAGAGTCAATAATGAGTTCTATGTTTGTCCTGTATTCAATGAAGCAATTTCTGATGGAAAGAAAATCAGAATTAAAGAAATAGAGAAAGATGGAATGTGGGGAATTGGAACACCCGAAGATCTAAACTATTTTTTGGAGAACTACAAAGAATGAAATTGATCGCACATAGAGGAAATTTGAATGGACCAAATCCCACTAGAGAAAATAGTATTGATTATATTGAAGAAGCTATATCTGAAGGTTTTGACGTAGAGATTGATTTGAGACATAAAGATCAACGTTTTTATTTGGGACATGATGAACCACAATATCATGCACCTATGACTTGGTTAGTTAAATGGAAAGACAATCTTTGGATTCATTGTAAAGAACTAGAATCTTTAGACAAAATTTCCAATAGTCCAATAGATTTTAATTATTTTTGGCATCAGGAAGATGACTTTACGTTGACAAGCAAAAAATATATTTGGACTTATCCTGGAAAATCTTATACATCAAATTCTGTCATTGTTATGCCAGAAATAAATTTAGATATAAATTCATTTAGTAAATTAAGAACATATGAATGTTTTGGTGTTTGTAGTGATTATCTGAATAAAATTTAAAAAGAAGTTTTTTTACAATGAAAATAGCACTTTGTTTATCTGGTCAACCTAGATATTTGGACGAAGGATACAAACAAATTTATGAAAATATATTATCAAAATATTCTGTTGATACATTTATTCATACTTGGTGGGATTCTGCAATTACTAATCAAAAAATGATAGGTTCTGATCATAATAGAACATATTTTTGGAAAGAAGATACTATACAATTAATAAAAGAATATTATTCCCCTATTGAATTTTTGTATGAACCACAGATAGAATTTGAAACATATTCTGATGTGAATTATGAATTACTTACTCCAATGAATGTTCATAGTATGTTTTATTCAATCCAGGAGTCGAATGAATTAAAAATAAAATATGAACAAGAGAATAATTTTGTTTATGATGCAGTAGTTAGATGTAGATTTGATATTTTATTTAATAAATTTGATATTAAACTTATTGATTTGGATTTGAATTTAATCAATTGCTATATGCTTAATGATGAATTTCCAAATGATCAATTTGCAATTTCATCATCATTTAATATGAACATATACTCTAAGATTTTTAGTAATTTAGAAAAGTATAAACAATCTGGATGGACTGGATTTATTGGAGAAAGGATTTTAAAGCATCATTTAGAAATGAATAATTTAAATTTTAATAAAAAAATTCAAGACAAAATAAACGTTAATATTATAAAAAAATGAAAATAGCATTTCATGATAATTCTCTTTCTTTGAGGGGAACTACTGTAGCAATTTATGATTGGGCATATTGGACTAGGCATTATCTTGGAATTGAACCAATTATTATGTTTGATGTGAATCATTCTGCAAATGATTCTGGTGTTATTGAAAAATTTGAATCTGAATTTTCGGTATTTGGGTATTCAAATTTAAGCCAAATTGATACTATTTTGGAAAAAAATAATTGTGATGCCTTTTTGATGGAAAAGGGAGGTGAACCAGATGGGGTACTTTCATCTGTATGTAAAAATTTAATTAATGCTATTTCTGGAAATTGGAAATCAGAATGGGTGCATGGAGATGTTTATGCTATGGGATCTAAATGGTTATCAAAAATAACTGATTATAAAATTCCATATGTTCCTTACATGGTTTATCTTCCCAATACTGATGAAAATATGAGGAATGAACTGGGAATTCCTCAAAATGATTTAGTTTTTGGTAGAAATGGTGGATGGGAAACTTTTGATTTGGATTTTGTGAAGCAAGCAATTGTTGAAGTTTTGGAAGAAAGAACTGACATTTGGTTTGTTTTTCAATTTACCGAACCCTTTGTCAATCACGAAAGAGTGATATATCTTCCTGGAACTGCTAATTTGGAAACAAAAGTTAAATTCATTAATACATGTGATGTTATGCTTCATGCAAGACAAGTTGGTGAATCTTTTGGATTATCTTGTGCGGAATTTTCAATCAGAAATAAACCTGTTATTACTTATTACAATTCACCAGAAAAAAATCACATAGATACTTTAGGAGAAAAGGGAATTTATTACGAAAATAAATCAGATATTCTTCATATTCTTAGAAATTTAGATAAAAATGAAATAAATGTATTAGAATGGAATTGTTATCGGGAGTATTCTCCAGAAAAAGTAGTTCAAAAATTTAAAGAGGTTTATTTGAAATGAAATCATTAGTAACAGGTGGAGCAGGATTTATTGGATCAAATCTTGTTGATGAATTGATTGAACTTGGACATGAAGTTATTGTAATTGATAATGAATTTTCCGATGTTCATGATCAATTTTATTGGAATACAAAAGCAAAAAATTATAAGTATGATATTCGGGATTATGAAAATACGCGACCTTTGTATGAAGGTGTAGATTATGTATTTCATCTTGCTGCTGAGGCAAGGATTCAACCAGCAATTTTAAGTCCTATTGAAGCAGTTAGTATTAATTGTGTAGGTACTGTTACAGTCCTTCAGTGTGCTAGAGAAGCAGGAGTAAAGAAAGTGATTTATTCTTCTACATCTTCTGGTTATGGATTTAATGAAAAACCAAATCACGAAAATCAACGAGATGATTGTTTAAATCCATATTCGGTATCTAAAGTTGCTGGAGAAAAACTCTGCAAAATGTATAATGACTTATTTGGTCTTAAAACAATTTCCTTTAGGTATTTTAATGTTTATGGTGAAAGGCAACCTTTAAAAGGACAATATGCTCCAGTTATTGGTATTTTCTTACGTCAACGAAAGGATGGTGAACCTCTTACTATTGTTGGGGATGGGGAACAACGTAGAGACTTTACACACGTATCTGATGTAGTTCAAGCAAATATTCTTGCAGCAACAAAAGATATTGATGATGAATATTATGGTGAACTTTATAATGTGGGTAATGGTGTGAATTACTCAATTAATGAAATTGCAAATGTTATATCTGATAAACAAATAAATATTCCAGCAAGAATTGGAGAATCACGAATTACTCTTGCAAATAATGGAAAATTGAGAACCATTTTTGGATGGAGACCTCAAGTAAATTTAATGGATTGGATTAAAACTCAATGAATTTATTGATAGAATATTTTAGATCCCCTGATTATCAGAGGCATAGTGAATATCTTACTTGTATTCACGAGAATTTGGAAAATGAGTACATTGATAAAGTTTATATTTTTATATCAGATGATGCAAAGTTAAATTTTCAATCTGATAAAATAGAAATCATTCAAAGGGAAGAACGACCAACATATAAAGATCTTTTTGAATTTTGTAATGAAAATCTAAAAGATCAAATTTGTATTATTGCAAATGCTGATATTATTCTTGATGAAACTTTATCTGCAGTTAAAGAAACTAATTTAGATAATATTTTTGTTGCTTTAACACGATGGGAAGTATTTTGCCAAAATGGTGAGTGGTGTATTGCTCCATTTGATAATTCTTCTTCCCAAGATGTTTGGATATTTACTTCACCAATTAAAACAACTGATGAGATGGAATTTACTTTAGGTAAACCTGGATGTGATAATAAAATTGCTAAATTGATGGCAGAACAGGGATACATTTTAAAAAATCCAGGAAAACAAATAGTATGTGCTCATTATCATATTTCTGGACATAGAAATTATAATAATGGTGATAGAATTCCTGGTCCATATACTTGCTTAGTGCCAAATAATGATATTAATACAGAAACACAACTTATTGAAATTGATGGTTTTGATGAACAAGGACGAGCATACATTATACAGAAGGAAAGATCATAATGAAAGTTGGAATAATCGGAAATGGATTTGTTGGTAATGCCATATACCAAAATCTAAAAAATAAGATTCAAAATTTATTTGTTTTTGATGTTGATGAAAACAAATCTTTAAATTCTTATGATGAAACTATAAATTCAGATATTGTTTTTGTTTGTCTTCCAACACCAATGAAAAATAAAATGGGTGGAGGGTGTAATTTATCTTATATTGAATCATTTTTTGATACTCTTCCTAAAAATCTATCTGGAATTTTTGTTATAAAATCTACTGTTCCTATTGGAACTACCGAGGAATTGAGTGAAAAAAGATTAGATCTAAAAATAATTCATAATCCAGAATTCTTAACTGCCAGAAATTCTGTAGAAGATTTTAATAATGCTGATAGAAATATTATTGGTGGAGAAAAAGAATCATCTCAAAAACTAGAAAATTTTTATTTAAACTATTTTCCTCATATCAAAACTATTTTAGTTTCTTCTGAAGAATCTGAATCAATAAAATACTTTTCTAACACATATCTTTCAATGAAAGTTACTTATTTTAATTTAATGTTTGATTTATGTGACAAACTTGGAATTGATTTTGAAAAAGTTAGAAGTGGTGTTTGTTTGGATAAAAGGATTGGTGAATCTCATAGTTTGGTTCCGGGTATTGATGGAGACAGGGGATTTGGTGGAACTTGTTTTCCGAAAGATTTAAATGCTCTTAATGAAACTTTTAATGATAACGATTTGAATAGTTCTATATTTTCTGAGATTTGGAATTATAACATTAAGATTAGAAAAAATATTGATTGGTGAATATAATTTAGAAAATCATAATACAATTAGGTATAAATTACTACTAGAGGGGCTTGACCCCTCTTTATTTTTGCTATATACTTTTGTAATGTTTCTTAACAAAACTTATATGACTGTAACAACCAATGAACGTGGTCAGCAAAATATGTGGGCAATTGAACCCCCTGTTTATATTTCTGACGAAGATGCTATCAAATATGGAATGAAGACTTATGCTGAACGTGCAGAACTTGCCAATGGACGCTGGGCAATGGTCGGTTTTGTTGCTGGTATCATTTCTTATGCTAGCACTGGCAACTTCTTCTTCGGAGTCTTCTGATGACTGAAGTAATCTTCACACTCACTGCAGTTGCCTTTTTCGTACTTTTGGGTTATGCTGTAGAGAAAGTCGCAGAAACTTACTGATGAGTGCTGGAATGCTTGGGCAACTTAGTCTTGCCCTTCAACAACTTGTAGAAGAAGGTGCCTGGTCTGATGATGATGAACTTAAAGTTTGTATCGCAGGCACCCTAAAGAAAGACAAATTTATTGTTATTCAAAACACAACTAAAAGAGGAGAAACAAAATGAAAAATCTTTTTACTGAAAAGGCGGAACGTATTAATGGTTGGTTTGCAATGATTGGATTCGTTGCTGCTGTCGGTTCTTATCTTGTTACTGGGCAAGTAATTCCAGGTGTATTTTGATGGAGGTTACTATGCGTAAAGAACAATATCAAGTTCCTCAAGTAGAATTCGTATTTCGTGAGTCTGGTGAGTTTGTAAATAAAACATCTGCAGATCTTTTCGATGGAAAACGTGTGGTTATTTTTAGCTTGCCTGGTGCTTTCACTCCTACTTGCAGTGCCTATCAGTTACCTGGATTCGAAGAGAAATATGACGACTTTCTGGGTCTCGGCATCGACGATATTTACTGCATCTCTGTTAATGATGGGTTTGTGATGAATGCCTGGGCACAAGACCAAAACATTGAGAAAGTCAAACTCATTCCAGACGGCAATGCTTACTTCACACGTTCTATGGGAATGCTTGTCAATAAGTCTAACCTTGGTTTCGGAGATCGCTCTTGGCGTTATGCTGCAGTCGTGGATAACGGAATCATCGAAAAACTATTCGTTGAAGTGGGGC